GCCCCGTAAAACCCGTTGGCAGAAATGCTTTCGCGGATGCTATCCACATCGCCCCGGCGCGGATTGTCTGGGTGGCAGGCAAGTTTGTCAGCGGCGACCATTTCAATTTTGTCGCCGGTGTTGATGATGTTTGCAGTCATAGGTTCTTTCTTCCCAGAAATTGGGGCGTTTCCGTTTGTGTTGTCAGGGTCATTTCCGATTGCGGTTCGAGATGGAGTTCCTCAAACGTCAAAGGTTCCGCGCCTTGCGGGCAGATTTTTTGACACTCAATCGGAAACGGAAATGGGTTTTTTGAGCTCGTCACTAGGAAAATGCCGCGCTGAGCCCTCCCGTATGGGATAACGGCCAGGAAGGACCCAAATATATCAAAGGGTTAGCGGGGTCGGAGCTTGCCGGGGCAATCCCGGACGCGTTTTCCTCAAGTCTGATCCGAATATAGCCCCAACTCGGCGCATCTGTCTCACTTTGCGATGTGTCACCAAAAAATGTGTCACTTTACGATTTCGATTGACAGCCTTCGGGCGCTCTTGATCACAAATGACCGTGATCGCTTCGTGGCAACAGGCAAGCCGTTAAGCCGAAGGGCAATGACGCTGAGCGCAAATTTCTGCCGCCGGATGGCCGTTGATCGACTAATCCCAAAGCCCCAGCAAATTTCCTTCCAGTGCGTTCTATCTGCCCGCATCCAAATCAAACGGGCATCTTCAACATCCAGATAATTCATCCACACCAACGTCTCGTCCATGCGTGAGATCGATGCTGCTGACGGCGGAGGGCGATGCATAGGCTCTGGCGTTTGTCCAACCATGTCTGCGAAGCTCTGGACCATGTCAGGCCAAACGTTGAAATACCCCTGGACCTTTTGTTCAGGCAACCGCTTGAGCACGTCAGCGGCTTCCTCCAAGCGGTCCTCCACCAAGAATGGCGTCCAATCAGTCATAATGGTTCTCCGTACTTTCTTGCCGCCTGCCATAGAGCTTCTCGCCCAGTTGGCGGATCAGTTCTTTCTCCGGCCAGGTCAACCGGTCATCTTCAACCGACACGGCCAGCATGCCTTGCTCGTACCAGCCATCTTTTTTGACCTGGTCCACATTGCGACGTGTGCCGCCATATCCTCGTGGATGCCACTTCATGGCGCACCTCCCATGCGGTGATCCTGTGCCCAACCCAGCAGGGCCAAGGCATCAGCCTCGTTGTCGTCTGCAGGATTGAACCCACGGTGACGCATAGCGTTGATTACGGCTTCCTTGTTGGCGTTGCCCTTGCCGGTGGCGTGGCGCTTGATGGTGCCGACGGGGACTGCCTCGTAGGGGATCTGGTGGTGTTCACACCAGGCTGTGACGTGGGCCAGAAAACCACCGTAGGCGTGAGCGGCATCAACGCCGATGTGACGGCGAACTTCCTCAACGAACACGGCATCCAGACCACCAGCCATTTGCTTGATCTCGGTCAGCCACTGCTTGAACCGCAGGAAGCGCATGCCACCGCCTTGCCAGCGGTCGTTTTTAAATTCGACTGTGCCACTGGCGATGGATTGGTCTTGGCCATGCAGTGCCCACCCGGTCTTGGTGCCGAGGTCGATGGCTAGAACCGCCATTGCCCTTGCATCCGGTTTTGGTTTTTTCAAACTCGTTTCATCCATGTTGGTTCTCCATTGCTTTTGGTGTGGTGAGGGTGGTGATGGCGCATGGGTGCATCACCGTCCGGATTTTGGATTTGAATGATTGATGGGTGGGTGTCACCAAGCGTAAGCGCTGGTGAATACCCACTACCCCTGTAAGGGGTAGGAGAAAGACTGGAAACTGAGCTCTCTCCTGTAACCCTTTCTGACAAAGGCCTGAGGCATGGTTTCCAGGTTTCCAAACAAGGTTTCCAGCTGGAAACTGAAATCGGGGTTAAAGCGTTGGTTTTACTGAGTTTCAGTTTCCAATAGGTTTCCAGTTTCCAGACCATCTGGAAACTGAGTTTGGGAAAGTTCAGCACGATCATGGCTCCATCTCCTCAGCTGGATAGACCCATACATTCGGGTTTTCGACTTCGAGGACTGCGCCCGTTTGGCGGCATTTGAAATGGGATGGCAGAAGGGGATGGATGTTCTGAGTGATTTCGCCAGTGTCGCCATCAATGACCTTTTCGGCCTCACCAAGATGCATTCCTTCGACGCACAGATATCCGTACTTGGATCCGCTCAAGAGAGGCAGATTGTGATCTGCTGGGTTCTTGATAAACTTGACGAAGCCCTTTGTGGCCAGCACGCTGATGCGCTCATTTATTGTACTCTTGCCACCCAACCCTACCTTGCTCTCGAATGTTTCTGCGAACTGATTGGCGGTATAAACATTGCCCGCCTTCGCTTCCTCAAACAGGGTTTGCAGGATCACGTCGTGCTTGCGGATACGTTCAGCATCGAGTTTGTCGCCATAGGCTTGTCGCACAAGACGCTCTGATGACGGGTCAATCTCAACCCACTGACCGTCCTGTTTGTCGACTAGCTTGGTCGGCAATGCAGGGCCATTGCGAAGCTCTGTGATCAGACGGCGCTCGGGCTGGGACTCGTCTGGGCGGAACAGAATCATTCCCGAGCTGTAATAGCCTCGTAAAGACCCTGCTCCGGACAGGGCCTGAAACGGATCATCTTCGATCTGTTTCTTGGAAAGCTTTCTGGTGTGGTGAACAAGGATGACACCAGCGTCAGAATCTACCGCGTCTCTCAGCTGCTCGACTCGGTCGCGCAGGAAGAACATCATCGCGTTATTATCGTTCTCGCTAGCTCCTGCCTCCCCACCATCAAAAACGTTGCGAATGGGATCAATGACGATGATGTCGAGACCATCAGGGAAGTGCCGTCGGATGAGATTTGTAACGGTGGCAAGACCAGCTTCATTCAAGATCAGTTTAAGCTGCGGCGTAATCACCAAATTGTCGTGCGCGTCGGTGATGACCTCAGGCGGCAGATTAATTTTGCGAATGCGTTCACGCAGGTAATGATATTGAATCTCAGCTTGCAAATAGAAAACCCGCAAAGGGCGTGGAGGTACGAAGGAGAGGAAATCAACGCCAGCGGCCATGTGGACCAACCAGCTAAGCAGAAAATCACTCTTTCCCACCTTCGGCGCACCGCCGAATACCAGCAATCCCGATGGCGTCAGAACGCGCGGGGCGATGATGTCTTCGGGCATGGGGGATATGTCACGAAGCATATGGCCAAGACTGAAGGCTTTGGCGCTGGATTGTGGGGCCGCGATCTCCTGCCGTTCGGCATTGGTGACGAATGCAATCACATCCATGCCCTCAATAACCGCGTCGGCTGCGTCCCATTTTCCAGGTTTATCATCCGGCGGCATGAGAATGGCGACCGAAGAGGCACCGGCATTCAGTACAGCTTGTGCAGCGGCCTCGGCATATTGCCAGCCAGCAGTATCTTTATCTGGCCAGATCAACACACGCTTGTCTGCAAGCGGTGACCAATCGGTTTTCGAAACCGGCGCACTTGCACCGTTCATAGCCGTGGTAGCGCAGATGCCTTGCTCAATGAGAGCCTCGGCAGCTTTTTCACCCTCGACCAAGATCACTTCACCAGCCGATCTCATGGCGGGCTGGTTATAGAGCGGGCGAGGACTTGGAGCCTTCATCTTGCGGGCAAGCACATCCCACGGCCTAAACTGTTTACCGCCGGGCGGGTCGTGGCGATAGACGCAGGCCAGCAATGTGCCGTCACCGCCCAAGTAATCCCACTTGGCCGTTACTGGTCCCAATTCATCAACAGGAGCGGTTGGCTTGATGGGAGGGTTTTCATTTCTGGGTTCACCGAGCCATTGCCGGATGTCGTCAAGCAGCGATGGAAAGTCCGATTGTGTGTTGCGACCCGTCGCCACGGCCCAGAGGCTGATAATGTCGCCGCCATCCTTGGTGGCAAAATCATGCCACATCCCAGCTTTGTCGCCGGTCAGCTCAACGGTGAGGCTTTCGCCCTTGTTGCCTTGAACATCACCCACCAAAAACTTTCCATGACGAAACACCCCGGCGGGAAACAGGTGAGAGAGAACTCCACGCAAATTGCCAAACAGACAAGATTTGAGATCATCGACGCTCAATTCTGATTGCCGGTCATCATCTTGCCTTTGCGGGATCGCTGAATTGAAGTCACGCCAGAGGTCGAGCGCTACCACGCCACCGCTCATGCTTCTGATCTCCAACACCGATCTGACCAGTCACAGAATTTGCATTCAAAGAAGTCTGCCGATTGGGCAATGCGAGGTAGGAGCTCACCGGCTTCGGTCGCCTGAATAATGCGCACACCCTTGTCGCTCATCTTCTGGGCCAGCCCGCCGTCGAACGGGACCAACTCATGATAGATTTCTGATG